TCACCCACACCAGTATTTTCTATTTTTATATTTGCATATCGCCCTCTTGCACGAGTATCAACTTTAGTTGTGCTAGATGTAATTGTAAAAGGACTTAATGATGTTTGAGTATCACTATCAGCAGGAAAATCTTTTATTGCTAATGTAATTTGATTATTACCAGTTAATACTTTAAAGTTAGGTAAAAATCTTCTCATAGCTAGAAATACTTCACTCTGATCTTTTTGTAAAGAAAAACTAAATGATTTAATAAAAGACGTTAAAGTAGTAACACTACCATCAGGATTAACTTGATCGGTTCCTATTTCGTGTTCAAAAAATACAGTTTGACCTAAACCTGTTTCCCCAATAATTGATGGAAATGTTCCTGTGTTAGAACTATTGTAAGCTGTAGCATACGGTTTAGGATATACTAATGAATCAATCCAGCTTGTTCTAATTGAATTTGTGTTTGTGCCTGTATACCAATTACCCATAGGTAATTTTGCATTGTCTTGACCATAATTATAAACAACATATCTATCATTAAAATCTGAACTTTGAGTTGGATACCACCAAATTACCTCTGTAAATAAATTATTAATGCCTGCAGTAATTTGTTGGCCTTTTGTAGTATTACAATCATCATAGACATAATCTTCAACAGAGCAAGGTAGTGTATTAACCGTACCATCAAAAGAGAAGAATCCATTATTACCCATCCAATATGCAACACCATCAATTTCAATTGCTGCATTCTTGCCAATCAATCCACAGTTTGTGCCCACTTGTTCAAAACCAAATGTAAACGGAGCTCCAACAAATTTCATTGTATACAAAGCATTGTCAGTCCAAATCAAAATATTTTCTTTTGCAACTAGACCACCCATAATTTTTGTGCCGTCTTGTAGTCTTTGTGTACCTGCAGTGTTGGTAGCTTGTGGTGTATATTTATTTATGTTTTCATCTTCAGAAAATCTTATAAACATATCATCTTGTGTATCAGGACTTCCTATGGTTACTTCTGTTCCAAGATGAATTAAGTGTCTTGTTGTTGGTGATATAAGTGTAACTCTAGTAGCTGTGGGATTACCACTATCTGTTGCAGCATCTATTCTTGTTTCAAAACCAGATGTTACCATAGAAGCTCTTGTTGTAAGTCTTGCTGTGATACCAGCGTTCCAAGTAAAAGTTTTACCATTTGCAATTGTTGCAACTAATACTTCACCAAAATTACTTAATGACCAAAGTCCTGGTTCTAATGTTACTGATGATGCTTCAACTGCACTACCAAATCCAGAAAAGTTTGTAGCATTTGTAACGGTTGCACCAGTGCTGTGAGCTTGTCCATTTGATGTACCAAATGTTGCTGTGCCTAATGCTCCTCTAGTAATACCTGTAATATCAGATCCAGCTATACCTGTGTATGTAATTAATTCATCACCGACAGCTATCGTACCTGTTGTTGGAAAACCAGTTGTCGATGTTAAAGTTAT